GTTGGTGCGGCTGCACTTTACGATAACTCTACAGGCATTCGTATTACTGCAGTTGGCAGAGAGGCGTTAACAAACAACACTACAGGCAATCATAATACAGGTATTGGCTATCAGGCCATGCTCACTAATACCACAGGGAACTACAACGTATCTGTTGGTTATGAGAGCCTTAACTCCAACACCACCGCATCTTACAACACAGCGGTTGGGTATCAGGCTGGGTATGCTAATACAACAGGTGCATTAAATACGGCAGTGGGTTATCAGGCATTAGAAGATGCAACCACCGCATCTAATAATACAGCGGTGGGTACTCAAGCGTTAAATAAAAATACTACAGGTGCAGGTAACTCGGCGTTTGGTGAAGCAACTCTTTTTACAAATACCACGGGTAGCTATAATACAGCTTACGGCAGAACCGCATTATACTCCAACACCACCGCAAGTAACAACGTAGCTGTTGGTTATCAGGCTCTTTATGACAATACTACAGGCGCACAGAATACTGCTGTAGGCCAAGGTGCGGCATCAAATACTACTACTGCAAGTGGAAACTCTGTTTTAGGTTATGCTGCGCTGCAAGTTAATACAACTGGCGGCAACAATGTGGCAGTTGGACAGCAAGCATTGTATGGTAACACCACCGCATCCGAAAACACAGCCGTTGGGTATCAGTCGCTTTATTCTAACCAAACAGGAGTAGAAAATTCTGCACTTGGTAGGGGGGCTTTGTATAATAACCTAAGCTCGTATAATACAAGTGTTGGTAGAAGCTCTATGTATAATAACACCACAGGCAATAGAAATGTTGCACTAGGTGTGCAAGCACTACTATCCAACACCACCGCATCCTACAACACAGCAGTTGGGTATCAAGCTGGGTATAGTGTTACTACGGGTCAACTTAACACGGCAGTTGGTAATCAATCGTTAAGGGACGCTACGACAGGTCAGTTTGTAACTGCAATAGGTGGCAACTCTTTAGAGAGAAACACAACTGCTTCTTATAACACGGCAGTAGGGTATCAATCTGGGTTTTACAACACAACAGCGCAATATAATACTTTTATTGGATATAAAGCAGGTTTTGGTAATACCCCTGGGCAGCAAAACACCTTTGTTGGTTGTTTTGCAGGGGAAAGTACCACAGGAGAAAAGAATACTTTTGTTGGCGAAAGTGTTGGATGGACTGTAACAACAGGCACACGCAACACCATCATCGGACGCTACAACGGCAACCAAGACGGCTTGGACATCCGTGCCTCAAGCAACAACATCGTGCTGTCTGATGGGGATGGTAATCCTAGATACCACCTCAACAGTTCTGGTAGCACAAATATTTACTCAACAGGTACTGGCATTATGTCTCTCATAAGTAATTATGCGGCAGGAACTAGTCAGGCTCTTTTAACAGGTGTTTATAGTGCAACAGATATAACAGGTACAGGCGGCACAGTTTCTTTAAGAATTTGGACAAACGGTAACATCCAAAACACAAACAACAGCTATACCGCACTGTCTGACCAAAAACTAAAAGAAAACATTGTAGACGCAAACCCTCAGTGGGATGACATTAAAGCCCTGCGTGTTCGCAACTACAACATGATTGAAGGTCAAACGCATAGGCAGATTGGTTTAATTGCACAAGAAGTTGAAACGGTTTCTGCGGGTCTGGTTTATGATACGGCAGATTATGATGCTAGTGGAAATGATTTGGGAACCGTCACTAAGTCTGTGAATTATTCTGTTCTCTACATGAAAGCAGTCAAGGCATTGCAAGAGGCAATGGATCGCATTGAAACCCTAGAGGCAAAAGTAACTGCCCTAGAAAACGCATAATCGGAAAAGGAGAAAGACATGACTGATACACCAACTACAGAAGAAATCGCACAACACTACACAGCAATGGGTCACTCTGTTGATTTGCTAAACGCTGGACAACCAGAGGACATGGACGATGCCGATTGGGCTGACACTGTGTCACGCAACGTAGAGCATTTACAGTTAATGATTGCAAAAGACTTCTGGACAACGGAAGACATGACTGCTGCTAATGCAGCTATTGCAGCTAACACTTAAATTAAAGGAGGCTTATAATGGTAAAAGATGAAAAGAAAACCATTACTGTCAATGAAGCAGAATACAACTTGGAAGACTTTACTTCTCAGCAATCAGCTTTTTTAAATCATATAAATGATTTGGATCGCAAACTTAGTAGCGCTCAGTTTAACATAGATCAACTTAACGTTGGGCGACAAAAGTTTGTAGAGCTATTAGCTGATTCGTTGGAGAATCCAGAAGAAACAGAAGTAGTAAATTAAAATGGATAAACGCACAGTACAATCAGCACACACTCGCATCGATGGATTGGAGAAAGAAGTCGTGGCCATAAAGACCGAGATGGATATTCAATTCAAAGATTTGTTTAACCGAGTTAAACGCTTGGAAGCTATTGTTATTGGTGCATCTGCATTCATCATAGCATTGCTTCTTCGCGTTAATATGATGAGTTAAATTATGCTTGCTGAATTAGCGGCAGCTAACGCTGCTTACAGCACGATTAAGAAGTTTGTTTCTAATGGCAAAGAGGTGTCGGATTTTCTGGCACCTCTTAAAAATTTAGTAAGCTCAGAAGAAGAGCTAAAGGCTAGAGGCAACCGCAAGAAGAACGGTTTGTTTTCTAAGGTCATGGGCAAGTCTGCTGATGACTTTGATGAGTTCTTAGCTTTGCAACAGATACAAGAGCAAAGAAAAGAACTAGAATCTATTTGTCGCTTGTACGGCAAGCCGGGCACTTGGGATTCATTCTTAGCCTTTGAAGCTAAGATGCGCGTTCAACGAAAGAAAGAAGCTGAAGAAAAGCAGAAGCAAATAGCAGCTACAATTAAATATATTACTTGGGGTATTACTGCTTGCTTGGCTATTGGTGGTATTGTTGCTTTGTATTTCTTCACTGAATTTTTGAAAGGGATCAGATGACTATAGCTATGGAAAAGATATTGGCATGGAAGATAATGCCGCGTGTTATGATGCTAGTTATGACCATCATGTATATTCGCGTTATAGAATGGTTTATGTCTTTGCCGCAGGATGTGGTAAGCACACAAGCTACAGCGCTCACAGCGACCGTTACAGGCGCTCTCACAGGTGCTTTTGCAGTATGGGTAGGGCATGAGAAATGATTGGTCAGATTATAGGTGCAGTTGGTGGGCTAGCTACCAGTTATTTAGACGGTAAGGCTGCTGTCCAGAAAGCTAATGCTGAAATCAAACTCAAGCAAGCTACTGGTGAAATGGACTGGGAGCAGTCAGCAATAGAAGCCTCAAAGGATTCTTGGAAAGATGAGCTATGGACTATAGTTTTTGTAGCTATTCTTTGCGCTAATTTTATACCAAGTTGGCAAGATGCAATGCGTGTTGGTTTTGATAATTTATCTAACTGTCCGATGTGGGTACAATGGGGAATGTATGCTTCAATAGCTGCAAGCTTTGGAATCCGCACCATGAAAGGATTAAAGAAATGACTTTTAAACTATCACAACGCAGTCTTGATAGAATGCAAGGTGTAGATGAACGCATGGTTTCTGTGGTTAAGTTTGCAATCACTGCAACCAAAACAGACTTCGGAGTTATTCAAGGCATGCGTACTTTAGAAATGCAGAAAGCATTAGTAGCTAAGGGCGCTAGTCAGACCATGAAGTCAAAGCATTTGGATGGATTGGCTGTTGACTTGATGGCCTACATTGAGGGCCGTGGTTCTTGGGAGCTTAATCTGTATGACGATTTGGCTGACGCTATGAAGGAAGGTGCTAATGCTGCTGGGGTAAGTGTGCGTTGGGGAGCAGCTTGGCATATAGATGACATCCGCACATGGGATGGAACTATGGAAGAAGCAATGAATGCTTACGTTGATTTGCGTAGAGGTCAAGGCAGAAGGCCATTTATTGATGGCCCTCATTTTGAGTTAATGCTTTAGATGAGCTAACTTATCTGAGTGACGAGATAAAGTCTTTAAGGTTTTATCACGACTGTATCCTAAGAAAGACATGCGTCTGCATATAGAGTCTTTGCTTTTGCCCTCTAAGGCTAGTCTGATTATTTCTTTTGTTTCTGGTCTACCGTCTCTGCCACCCATGTTGTAATCAACAGGTAAGTTTTGTTTTAAGAATCGGCTTTGTCCATCTCTTTCTCTAGCTCTTTTATTAACTTGCTTTGCGTCTTCAAGCATTGCGGCTAGTAGTTTTTCATTCATATGTGATAACCTTCTTTTCTTAGTTTATTTACGAATTGATTTAGCTCAGAACGTGCTGCCCATAGATCTTGTTTTACATTTGGATGCGGATCAGTTCTGTTTTCTTCATCGATTAGTGTATCAACTCTGCGTTTAAGGAAGTCTAACTCTACTTTATGTGCTGGAGTTACTTCCATTATTCTTCTCCGGTAAAGTCACAGGTAATAACCATTTCTATACCCCATTCATCCGAAGGTGTAAGTATAAGAGCTAGCTTATCTGCGGCTTCCCAGCAACGAGCAACAAATGCATCAGTGTTGCAATGATATGAAGCATCGCGAGGAACAATTAACTCTGCAACTGGCGAGTGGTCTTCATCCCAAATTTTAATTTTAGCTTTCATTATTTATTTTTCTCCCTTGCTCTATCACAGGCCAGAATATGTTGTTGCGATGAATGAAATTATTGAGGCCAGATAGTTTTACGTCAAGTATTTTTGCTGCTTGTGTTTGTGTGCAGCGAGATTGCGCTAATGCTTTTACTAACTGTAGTTTTTCTCGCTTGTGACGTTGCGTCATTTCTTCCCATGTTTCCATGTTATTTCCTTTGGGTAAAAAAAAGCCCCGCTATGCAGAGTGATCTGACTAAGCGAGGCAGTTGTGAGGAGGGCAGGACGTCCCTCTGGAGAACTAAGCCTAGCTTAGAACGGAATGCTATCTTCTGGCAAGGACGAAGATGCAGATTGTTGACCTTGTTGTTTGTCGCTTATCTGAAAAGACATATAAGGTTTACCATCTTTCATGCGTCTCCACCCAGCAATCCGCTTGTCTTCACCAACGGGGCCGGAGTAATCGGGTGCTGCATCATTACCCTTCTTGTCATTGTCAAACATCACGGCCATCTTTTGATAGACCTCGACAATACCACGACCGTCTTTGGTCTGGTCTTTGACAAGAACTACTTTTGAATCCACGCCCTCTACGTTGACCTTACCTTGCAAGATCATCTGCTGCGTTGGGAATGGTGTAAAGGCTGCGCCTCTGTTTGTATCGTCATATTCTGCCATGCTTCTGGCTCCTGTATTGTGTGACTACCAGCCACTGTTCTTGTTTCCACTATCTTGATCGTACTTGTTGCCATCCATCTTGCCTAAGAAGATGTCAGCATCACAGCCAATGTGCGACAGTGCTTTGGTTAGGCCATCAGTGATAGCCATCTTCGGTGCATCCTCGGCCATACGACCCTTAGCTGCATCAAAGAACTTACGGCACCCTGTGAAGGGGCCAAATGAATTTGCTGGTGTGCCATGCCAAACAGTAACATGCGCTAGCACAGCGCTGTCTCCGTTGCTTACAGGCACAATCTCTGTTGTGTTGTGCCAACCCCAGCCCTCACCGACTGGCCCGAACTGCTCAGTCATCTTTCTGACTTGGTATTGTGGGTCGATGGCGGTGAATGATCGGCTGCCGAAGCTGACCTTCTTCAGATATTTGGGGTCTGAAGAGGCCAGCTTGTCCCAGATGTCGAGGTTATTAGTCATTGTTGGTTCTCCTTGTTATGCGGAGTGATCCCCGCTTGTCTCGTTTGATTGTAAGGTGGTCGCAGTAAACTTCTCGCTCGTTGCTACTGACCATGTTCTTGAGATCTTTCTTTGCGTTCTCGAACACGCGGTTGTGTTCGTATCCGTTGATGTAGGTAACTGCTGCGTCGATGAACTGGTTGTCTGTGCTGGCGTCTCGCTTGACCATGTTGTCCACCTCAATCTTGTCAATGGAGATGTCTGGCGTTTGAACACCAATCGGTTCTTTGTCGCGTACAACGTAACCCCAGAAGTCTGACACCACCGCCCACATAGAATCGAAATAGCGTAGGTCGAACGAGACATGTGCAGATTCCCATCTGTTGTTACCAAAAATTACTGAGAAATAAGCACCGTCTGCTTTGGCAAGATAACAGTACAGTTGTATCTGTGGCATGTAGTATTCAATAATATCATCCATAGATTTGTACGGATTGGTATGCTTAGCTTCGACTATGAAGCTCCCCCACTTGGCATCAATTGTACCCTTGGCTGGTACAGTACCAATCTCTAGCTCATATTCATGCTGATGATTAGACAGAACACAATCATGTTCCCGTTCAAACCATTCAAGATTGAAGTCTTCAGTCCAGCTACCGAGTTGTACTGCAATATTGCGAGACAAGTCCTCTGACTCTACGCGACCAGTTTTGATCTGCCATAGTTCAAGCCAGTTGCCATTAATAATTTTTACGCAGTCGCTGCCGCCTATGAAACCTTTACGTTCCATTGAGTTCTCCTTTTATTATATGGGTTAGACTACTGCATACTTGCAGCTTACTCAAGATATTTTTTAAGGTCAGCTTCAGTAATGTCAGTGAGCTCAAGCAGCTTTTTTCGTTGCTCGCCCTTAAAGTATGGTTCACCAACAGGCTCACCATTCTTAATGCGTTTGGCTATGATCTCATACTCATCTAGTACATAAGAATACTTCTTGTATTCTTTAGCATAGTGCGGTGAGCTTGTGGCTTTGTTGATGTGTGCATCCCACACACTACTGGCTACTGCATTGCCTAATGATTTGGGTTTCTTCATGGCTTGTAATACTCCGCTACTTTTTTACCACTTGGAAGCTCAATCATAGTTTTTTCTATATGATAGCCAGAAGTTTTAAGTTCAGATATTCTAGCTGATAATCTAAAGCAGCCGAATAAATCTAATGCTTCTAGTGAGGTTAATCGCTTACCTTTTTCAAGGTGAGCTTTTATCATTTTGTTTTGATTCTCCATTTGCGTTCTCCATAAGTTTAAGGAATTGATCACCGCTCATGATGACCAGAGTTTGCGGACTTCCTGTCCGTCTTTTATAGAAGGCAATGTCTCGCCTATCTAATACTGTAAATGGGCTAGGGAAGTTGGACTTATCTCTATATTTTACTTCTCCCACCAGTTCTTGTCCGAAGAGTTCAAGCTTGATGTCGCCGCTATACTCTCCTCCCAAGCTGCCTGAGAGGGGTTGTCTTTTCGCTTTGATCTTCGCTTTCGTAAGCCAGTCGACGAACCACTTTTCGTGGTAAGTTCCTTTGTTCTTGTTACGATTTGCCATTTATCCTCCTCATAGCAATGAAGGCAGACATACCAATGCTTCTCGTAAGTAGCTGCGCCATTGTTTTTAAGTATTGCAACGAACCAAGTGGTAGTAGTTTGACACGCAATGCAATCAATCGCGCTGCCTTTTTTTGACTTCGATGTCATAACCTAAAGCATCCAGCCAACACATCAGCATGAACCCAGATGGGATACGCTTCTGTGCTTCCCACTTGTGGATCAGTGATACAGTGCATCCGATTTTATGAGCTAATGCTTCTTGGCTTAAACTTAGCTCGTACCGAGCGTCGGTTAATATCTTTACCAGAAGATCGTAGTCTTTCGGTATGCTCACGGGCTTGTTGTATCGAGTGAAGTTCTTCGATAGCATTGATTACTTTCACTGCGGTATCGTATCTCAGTTCGGTGTCTCCGTTTATTGATCTATAATAAGTAGACGTTGGAACGCTTGCTCGTTTGAAAGAGGTGAGCAGAGAGATGTCTGTTTCCTCTGCTCTATCTTGTAGGTGTTTTAGATACGACTTCATACTGCACTAATGCAGTAAGTCACTCGTCGTTGTCAAGATCCTCTGGTTCTATTTCAATCTCACAGTCACCATTGCAATTAAAGCAAGTGTCTTTGTACTCTTCTTCGTAGCCTACATCGACATCAAAACCTTGCCTAATAAATCTGGTGTAAGTCAGAGTGCCATGACCATAGCACTCTGGGCATTCAATAAGGGATGTGGTCATCAACATCTGGTATGTCATGGTTATCCTCCCAAGCTTTGGTTGCACGTTGCAGAAACTTCTCACGATTGAAACGTGGGTTAGTTTTTTCTAGTTCATCAGCTATTGAATGTAAGTGAGAGGGCCAACCTACCATTGGCCCAATCGTG